ATAAAACAACAGACGGAGATGAATTTTCATGGTTCTTAAATACTGAAATAAGCATTGATATTCCTGTTAAACGATTTCTAAATTCGGCAATTTTACAACACTTCTGCTGGTCGTTTTGATATGAAGTGGTCATTCTTTGAATTGATGGCATCAATCCATCTTTTTCACTCGTAGCAACACCTATCAGTTCTTCCAGAGCATAAATTTATGATCACAATGTTATAATTTGTTACATAGTTGCTACATCAGTCAAAGTTAAACCATTCAAAACGCTTGCAGGATGTGCTTCTACCGTAATTGAAGGAATATTTATAAATTTGCTAGCTCCTATAATTGATACGCAATAATTTATGTTATTTAAAGTTTTGTTATGTATGTATAAATTGTAATCAGAATCCTCTTTAACAAACATGTTGCCGTTTCCAGACATAGAGCATTTATGCCCTCCTTTCTTTACCGGGTAATATACTGCTAAGTCGATTTTTTTAAAATATCCATTTTCGTATACTGTCACCGTTAGTAGAGTATAATAATATTGTTTTAATTTCGTAGGCTTAATGCAAATAACAGGCCCTTCGCCAACGTATGCTATACACATATTCATGGATGCTAATCCTTTTGTTTCATTTGTTGCAAGTGGAAGAAGTCCTTCCAGTACTGAGGCATTGGCTTTCAACGCCTCACTTAATTCCATCTTTTCCATAATATTTTTTATTTACCAGTTTCCAAATTGTTTTTCTTATAATCCTGCCATGAGTCGGCGAGCTGCCCCACCGAAGCGGAAGTGTAGAGGTCAAGTATATGAATCTCGTCATCGGCAAGCTCCACAAGCTCGTTCCGATAGATCTTCTCCGCAAGCACGTGCGCCGGAAGACCGGGCACGTTCCTGTAAATGCCGTCAGCAATATCCTTACGGATATCCGCTATCACCATATCCTGTCTGTCTATCCCCGTGAACAGGGGAAATTTTGTAAAATCAACTTTCATAATATTCTTAATTAAATACTGTTATCCGCAATAAAACATAACCCAATAATTGCCCATACATTTAACGAATCCGGACGCATAATCCAGATCAATGGAGGACATCTCTTTTCCTCCGGGGGCAGGCAGGATGCGCCCGCCTGTCAGTCTTACCCCGCCGCTCATACGTTTGAAGTATATGGTATGTCCCGGAACATCCGGAGGAAGTGTCACTTCTATATTACCCGTATTAATAAACATCACATTGTCATCATTGTTATTCAGGGAAGTGCTGACGGATATGTTCCTCCAGTTCCCCACTATGCCATGAAGAGACACATAACTGTCATTGTTCGGATGAAGGAAAATGTTACCCCCCTCCACGAACAGAGGAATGCTCAGGGTCTTGATGTGCATCCCGATCATGGCATTCGGACTCTGTATGTCAATTCCGGCATCATACGATATCCCTTCGATTGTGACAAATTTCGTGTTCCCTCCGATTTTTACACGTGCAAATGTCCTTTCGTTATAAAACTCAATTTGTCCGGCAGACAGATTGAAACCAACATAAGTATCTGTTGTATCCTTATAAAGAGTTTTTGAGGACAACATGCCGGAATCTATGGAAAACGGACCGATACGTCCGCTATCCGCCGTGATTTTTCCGCTGATATCCACATTGACCGCCCTGATACCGTCCGCATCAATCATGGACGCCTTGATCTTCTCGGTCAGCAACAGCTTGGTGGCGATAAAAGTCCAGCTCTGTGCTACCTCCCAGTATTTTATTTTTCCCGAAGCCACATTCTGTTTGGGGGTTTCCGTCGATACCGACGTATGCGAACGGATGCACAGGTACAGCAGGTTGTCATAAAGTACAATGTCGTAAAACTGCTGCCCTTGCTTGCCCTCCAGGTAAGACACAGACGCCTCCCATACACGCATACGCATGCGCGCCCCCTTATCTCCCTTGTCACCTTTTGGAGCAAAACTGACCTGTCCGGTTCTAGTCACCAACGGCATATCACCTCCTTATTCCTTGGTTGTGATGGTCCATGCCACGTTGCCTCCTGCCTGCTGGCACATGTCCCAAGTACACGTGCCGGAAGTGGCTGCTGTACCGGAAGTAGACGGGTTAAGGACTACTCCTGCACTGTCCATGAACACGAAATAGAAAGTCATGTCCTTGTACTTGGTGGTACTTCCACGCTTGACCAGAATGGGCTTATAGACCACCGTGTCACCACTTTCCCGGATGGTCTCGTCCTCGGGCGTGGGATTCAGGATCAAATCAAACGGATCGGACGCATCCATTACGGACTGCGTGTCCTGACCGATGAGCTTGCCGCCCTGGTACACCTCCGCCTTGAACACACCTGTCGTGTCAACCATATCGTTGGTGACGGTCAATGTCTGTGTGGTCTTTCCGCTCAGCACGCTCCACGCACCGTTGACCTGGTTGTACCACTTGTACGCCAGTCCGGTAGTGATCTCGTCACTGCCCATGCGCGCTACGGCTTTCAGAATGCAGCTCTGCCCTTTGTCCCGAAGGGTAAAATACTTGTTGTCACCGGCAATGATCGTCACATGCTTTTGGTTTCCGACCCCCTTGGTAATGGGGATGCTATAGACGAACTGGACGGTGTCGCTGGTATTCCCAACGGTCACGGTGGCTTCACCCTTGATGGTACAAGAGGCCGCTCCGCTCGCCTTGACCAGATTCTTGACGATCTGCAATCCGTAGTAATCCGTCGTACCGGGCTGGTAAGGGATAAACTTGAAATGTCCCGTCTCACCGCCAAACGTGTTGGTGGAGACATTGCCCGAGAACTTGATCTCGACATCATTGAAATACCATTTTATGGAGGAAGGAACCACCAGCCCTTCCGCCACCCGCGAAGAGGTGAGAATGAAGGACAAGACAGGCTTGAGCGAAGCGAAATCCGGTGCGATGTTCGTCGGCGCGGACGCTTCGCCCATATACTCCTGATACAGATCTCCCTGGTTACACTGGATGGCAGGCATGTATACGCCGCCCTTTTGCGAAAATATGACCTGTCCGGTCGCGCTGGCCAAACTCATGACGCTCCTCCTTCCCCGGTCGTTTCCGTACTATCCGTGCCTTCGGAGCTTTCGGTGTTGTCCTCCCCCCAAGAGGCAGGTGTGAATACTTCGACGGGATGGTCCGTACCGTCTATCTCTTCTTTCGCCGCCTGCGGGGTCAGGCAGACGCCGCCCGCTTCCTTGGCCCTGTCAAATACCGTGTCGCCGGGGAAACGTGCCACGTCCGCCTGCCACAATAATACATTGCCATCCGCTGTCCTGTTGCGGATATCGGTCAGATGCAACCGGTCGGCAACCTCCTTCGTTACTTTAATGTAAAATGCCATAATTCTATTGTTTTTAATGTTATCCAAATTTTCTTACTACTACCGCCTTGCCCCCCTGTGTGAGCACCTTGCCGCCTTGTGTCAGCGCCACGTAAGGGCCTCTGTCCTCCACCTCCAGCTTTAACATCATGCCGTTGCTGAAAGGTATCCTGGGAGAGTATCCGTCGGCAACCTTGGCATATCCGGCATCTCCGCTCTTCTTGACGTACCAGTGGACAGTTAAACATGGCGGATGGATTCGGGATAACCCCCATGGTATCCCGAATGACGGGTCTGGGAAAGATGGCGTAAGTCCCATCCGGAACACCCGTAGGTACGCCCTCCCAGTCGGCTTCAATCTTCGGAATCCTGCGGCGTATCACCGTAGAGACTGCCGGGTCCGATGTGCCCGGGGTTGATGCCGGAGTCCCGGAAGCCGCATAGGTGGCCTTGCAGACAATCGTGATGTCATCACCTATATAATTGCGGTCAATCTTATATACATTCTTGTTCAGTGATACAAACTCCCAGTCGTTGTCACCCGCTCCTGTGGTTATCGCCTCCAGCGCTCCCGTAGACAACAGACGGTACCAGAAGAACTTGCATTTGCCCGTAGCCGTCACGTCCGTGTCGCCTACCATCAGTTTAGCCGTGATGGTCTGTGCGGTGATGTCACGCACCGGGTTCCAGTCCAGCGTGGACGGGCTGTCTATCGTCAATACGGGGATCGCATCCGTACCGTCAACCGCGCGGACAAGACAGCTCATCTGAAAAGTAAACAGCTGTCCGGTACGTGTGTCGGCATATTCCGCGTAAAACTCCAGCGTGACGGGTTTTAGGACGGTGACATTTTTTTTCATTGTGATCTGTCCCTTGCTGTCACCGGACTCCGTAATGCTGTAGCCTGTGTTTGTCGATGTGATAAGTGTGCGTGTGGTTCCGATGCGCTCGTACCACTTCATGTTGGTCAGCCTGGAGTTGACCGCCCCGATTTTAGTCACCGCTTCCGGATCGGTGGCGTTGCACCGCGGAAACAGGACCAGCGGTGTCAGCGTATAGTCCGGAGTGTATTCAGCTTTGTCAGCCTGGTAGACCTGCATGTCCGGCACGCTGCCCACCACCTCGATGTTACAACTGGTTTGTAACAGCCGGTAGTTGATTTCTATTTTTCGTTGCTTTGTTGCCATTGTATAAAACCATTTTAAAATGTTACAAAATTCTCCGCCACTTCAAACTGCTGCCCGTCACGCAATAACGCCTGTGCTTTAAACGTACACACCCGCATGTTGGTATAATTCGGTCCGAGATCATCTATCGTCAGAGGAAGATTTTTCCCGGCGCCGGCACGCTTCACCGCCCATGCGTTATCTTCTGATACATTCCCGGTATCACGCGTCCAGCTCACATCAGCGTCAAGTATATGATCTGTCACGTCACGGTTGTACAGCTTGCCGGTAATATATAACGTTGTGGAAAAAGTCTCGATATCAAAATACCACCCCTTTGTGCTGCCGATCTCTATCGTAAATTCCGGGTTCCCTTCCAGCATCGCCCATCCGGCCGCCGCATATTGCGGTTCGTCGGCTGTTCCCGTCATCAGGCACTTCCATTTGCAGCCGTAGTGCCAAACCGTGTCCGCCCGCTCCTGCGTATTGGTGTAAGGATTGTCAGAGGACGCGACTTCGGCCGACCAAAAGCCACGGTCCACCAGTTCCTGTACGGGCAGTCCCTGCCAGTCCACCCGGTAAAGTTCACCGAAGATGCCGGCACGGGCGAATATGTACGAGTGCTTATAGTTGACGGGGAGATTGTCAAACAAATCCAAATTGGGCAAACGCCCCAATATCATGTAATAGTTGTTCTGTTCCAAGACAGGCTTCGTTACTCCTTCCAGCCAGACAAGACATTTATCCGTGGTGGCGGACAAATACCAGTAGCTTTGCCTGTCCTCATTGAAGGCGTTTCCTCTTCTGGTAATGATCGTCAACTCTGTGGGAGGATAGTTTTTACCGCCCGGCACCTCACTGTCCGGGTATGACAACACCGAGATGGAGTTGGCCGGGACATTCTTGGACAGCACGCGCATCCACGAGGCGTAATACTCCCCCGTTGAAAAGAGGTTGTTTACAATCCCGTACACTATATCACCCTCCTGGAATGCGGTGAAGTCATTCTCCCAGCGCTTGCGCAATTTCAGGGTATAAGTTCCGTCGCTCTCTAAAGCCACGGACTCAATGACTCCGTTCTCGGAATATGAGGTGTCGCCTTCCTGTGCGTTCAGACGGTTATAGATGATTTCCTTGAACACTGCGGAGCCGCGTACCTCAAGACGCTCGAACTGACCGCGCCCGTCAGGATAGATACCGGCACCTTTACCGGCAATCATGGAGTCGATGAAATCACCGAACTTGGCGCCTTTCAAAAAAGTGATCAGACCGTTGGCCGTGTCGTTATTTATCTTTGAGATAAAATAACGGGATATTCTGCCAAGAATATCTGACACGTTGAGAGAGACACCCATCCTCTCACCTATGATATCCCCGGCTATCTCTGTAATCGTACTTCTCAAAGCGGAAACATTGGCGGACAACTTATCTGTTAGCTCCACGGATATATCATACAGGCAATTTTTATCCGCCTTACAAGTAAATGAGTTCACATACATGAAGTATTCCTTATCATTATACTTTATGTATATACGCGAGTTCTCATTCAACAGACCAGCTAACATACTGTTTTCTGCAAGGAAGACACGTGAGAAACTTACGGAAAAAGAGAACTTCTCATCGTTGTTTTCAGACATATACTTTATCAACGCCTCATCTAATCTCTTCTCGGCGGCAAGCACAAGAGATTTCGGCATTTTAATACCTGTAATCACAAACTTATCCCCAACAGAAGGTTTATAGTTATTTGTGGCATTAGGCATAACAACCCCGAAAGTAGTATTGTCCTTTTTTACCGCAATCCAAACCTCATTTGTAGAAGTGTTTTGTTGGCTTTCTATATATTGGGATGTTTGTGAAGTAACCTTCTGTTCAAAATCTCCTGCTGGTAAGTTCCCGGAAGAATCCACCAATACAGGATTGAATGCCCTTCCCGGCTCATTGTCCTTATAGGTAACTCCTATTTCAAACTCGCAAGCAGCACAATTACCCGTAGTCATATTGATTACAGCCGTACCACCTTCCAAACCTTGTTCGAACAGGTTAAAACCGTAATCCCCATTATATATATGTAATTTTATGTAGAAATAAGAATGTATATACTCATCCGTGCCATTGAATATATTATTCCCTTCTCCTGTTCCGAGTTCGTCACTATCGTTATCATCAAAAGCAATATCCGCAATCTCACCAAATAACTGTCCCGAAGCGTTTGTTACATTTTCTATGGTAGGCTTTATATCGCTAAAATCTACCTTTATCTCTTTTACTTTCTTAGAAGAATATGTATTTTTGAAAAAATAGTAATCATTTGTACCGGGTATTTTATACGTATCGTTAAGTGCATTGTAGAATCTTTCCGCTCCATTTGTTTGTCTATAAATGGAAGGCATAAGGTTTTGCGTGCGTTCTATAGTACCTTTTTCATCATCATTCGGATAGTAGAAAGGTATGTTGTCAGAGCTACCAACACCAGTAACGCGATTGACGGTCTTATAATTGGCGTTTGTCTTTTTTATTGATACAAGCCCTTTCTTGTACTCGAAAGGAGTAGAAATTACATTCTCTGTATATCCTATGTGACAAACCTTACCTACAAAGTAATAAGGAAGTTCGTATATGGTATATATGGACTGTAACGCTTCTGCAAGGTATACGCTGTCAAGAGAAACAAGTTTGCTTTCAGAAGTAATATCTTCATCAATCACTATCGAATATCCGATACCCGATTTTGCCATTGAAGCGTTAAGGCGACCAACAAACTCGTTTATATCCCCCATGAACTTGACGGAAGTGGAATTGGAGTGATACGTGTCTTCCCCGGCTGTCACCACGTCCATGAAATATACGTTTTCCAGCACGATACGTTCTGAAACGAATTGAAGCTCATGCTTGTACATGATACTCTTGTTGTCCTTTGAGGATGTAGGCACTTGGTCAATATAATATTTTTCCCCCCTAAACTCAACAAACTCTTCTCCTGTCCATAGTTCGTCTAAGCATGAAGGATAGTTCAGTGTAGCGGTCAGTGTGGGAGTTCCTGCCATACGTTGTGCCGTATAGGTGTACTCACCTAATTTTGCAGGTATATCAGCATTCGGAAATTTTACTTTACTTCCTTGCGTATCAAGCTTTAAAATGTACAGACTTTCCTTTTCCATTTATTCTTTTACCACATCAATTTGTTCCGTAACTCCTTTGTCCTTTTTTTTGCTGTTTCTCCAACAGCTTTTGAGCCTCTTCCTTCTCCTTTGCTATACGTTGTTCTTCATCGGGAACGGATTCGGTGTTTTTCTCAATGGCTGTTTTTGTGGAAAGAATGCCGGCTTGCTTCATTGAGATAAGTATGTTATTATACTCCGTTGCGCTGAACGGTTGCCATATTTTGAACTTACAGCTAACACGAAGCTTGGCAAATTCTGTAACGGCATTTAGGTTCTCGTCTTTTTTCACCAATTCTTTGGCCAATCCCTCCTTGAACAGGCGCATCATCTTGTCTGCAAAATTCTGCCACTCAATCACACCTTGCTGAGCGTTCTTCAAATCCAAATCACGGGTTAGCGTAATAGCCAGTCCGCTAATGTCGCCACTTGACTTGACATCTTTCGGCAAAAGGAAAGTGCAGGAGGTATTTATCTGTATCTTCTCAAACAAATCTTGCAGACTGTCAAGCATCCCTTGCGGACTTGGAGGTGCTTTGAACTCCGCACTTCCGTTCCCGTCCATAGACTTGTCCTGCAAAATGATACTCCCAGCAAGTTTCTTTGTCGTTTCTGACAAATTGCCTTTGATATACAGAATGCCCCAACCGTTCCGTTTCTGAATGACAAAGAAGATGTTGTAGATAATTTCGTAAATCTCGATAAGGCTCTGGCCGTTGTTCCACGCCACATTACCGCGTTTGGTACACAATGGTATCTCGCTGAAACCGTGCAATATAGGAAGTTCTCTTACAAAACCATCATCGCCTGCTTCTTCACCGTCTATCGGTGTGTGCATACGGTACATGTAGGTATCATCGTAACTGTCAATGTATTCCACACCGTCCGCATCGGCATAATAGACACTTTCAAGAAGCCTGTCACCGTTGTTGTCATTGTGTGATATGATTACGTAACCATCTTCATAACTTATCAGGCGGCACTTGATACGTCCTTTATAGTCATAATAGAACAGAAGTCCGGCATCGCCTGTGGCAAGCTGCGAACGGACTGCCTTTGTACGCCATCCATCCATATTCCTGTCTACCCAATACTCCTTGATTGTGGAATAGTTGGCTTTATCTTTCTCGGAAGGAGTGCCACCTCTCAAAGACAATGTACAGGGATTTCCGCAAAGGTAGATTACGTGGCTCGCCAGTATCTGTTCTTGGAAAGCTAATGCCGTGCGCTGGAACTTGATTTCCTGATATCCCCCATCTTCTAACTTCACGCAAATGCTCGGCAAGTTTTGATCAAATAATACCTCATGGCTCATCGGGTCAAGTTCTTTCAGAAACTTTTCCTGCGAAACGATATTCTTTTTTACATTCGGAAGCCTTGCCGTGCGTGTATCGGTAATGGCTGCGGACTGACCGTCGGAATAGTCGTTTGTAGAGCAAGTGTCACTTCCTCTGAAAAACGGTTTCTTCTGCAACAAGGCATTTACGTTCCGCAATAGATATGTTTTTTTCTCTTCCCGTGTCATTTTTCCGCATCAATTAGGTTGTAATACTTCATGCAGGCTTCCTTGCTCGGCATTGCAGAACACTCTCTCGAAGTCCATTTGCAGATAATGTCGTGCTTCTGCGGAACAACGATTATTCGCTTCTGCCCCTCTTCCTCTTCAATATTGAATTTATCGTTCAGCTTCACGCGTGCATCCAACACGACCTTACTTGCTTTGATAAAAGTGTCTGAATCTCCACTTGCTTTCGCATCGTCAGCAATCTGTTTCATCTCCGATATTTCTTTCAGCAACGCTTCTCGGTTCTCATCTTTAGATATGGTAGTGATAGCACCGATGCCGAAAGGTTTCAGTTTCTCGGCAAGCATGGATAACACCTTGTTTGAAGGCTTTTCATCTTCTTGGTAAGCAACCTTTGCAGCAAGAGCCTTATCTACGAAAGAATCACACATTACCAAATAGGCAACATCTCTTACCCTTGCTTCAATTCCTTCTGTTTTAAGGGAATTGAGAATATCCTTTATATCATTGTAACTAATCATTTCCTAACCTAATACCATAAATGTTCATCGTAAATACTTCCTTCTGTCTGTGCATGGAACGCTTGTTTGGTTTCTTCTTCGTGATTGTAATACCCTGCTTGAATCTCATTCCCGTATTCAATGTTAGCGCACGGAAGCATTCTCATAGCGCATGGGTCTAACAAGTCCATCGATCTGCCTTTCCCCAACATCTGATTCATTTTCTTCTTGTTCCAAAGCCGTTTCTTTCCACTCTGCATATCATCAAACCGTACAACAGAGCATTCTTCCATAAACTCGTTCTCAACCGTCACTTTGTATTTCAGGTTCTGGTGAGTGTATGTCTGTACGGCAAGTTTATCGTCAAAGGTTAGATTACCTTCCTCGATCATCTTGCATAATCTGATATAGCACATATCCTTTACTGTCATTGCGGTAAGTTGGTAAAGCCCGAAAGGTTTATTTAGTGAGATATAAGGTACTGCATCGGGAATGTAATCATTAAAATACCGTCCGGCAGTTGCGTCAAAAATGATATGGCTTTCGGCTGTTCCATGTTCAAATGCAAATGTCTTCACTGCCATAGCGTTTTCTCTCGGAGTGGACTTGCTAAGAATGAGAATGTCGTATGCGTGAAATCCATCCCATGCAAGTGCAACAAGGTTGTCTGTACCATAATCCGCCAAATCCACGGTAATCCATTTGTCACCGTTCACGGCAGGGTTGTTGTTGAACACGCCTTGTGCGGAATTTGAGGGAATGGGTATCTTTTCGTCCTCTTCGGGATCAACGTTGAAGTTACCCTCAAATAATGCTTGCGCCATTTTACCACCCGAAGCTGCAACAGAGCCGATATAATTCGGGTTGTTGTCGGTCATAGCCTTGTTCTCTGACAAATGTCCTTGATAGAAAACGAAAGACTTAATCATATTATGATAGGTAAAATCACCACCAATGCGGGCAAGTTTCCTATCAATATCTATCTTGCATTTAGCATAAACTTCTTCTTTTGAATCTCCCCAAACCACATCATCAACGGTAGAACCGTTCACATAGAAGTATCTCACTTTCCCGTTTCTATCCGGCATAATGAATCCGTCAACCCCAATGTACCAATCCAAGAACTTTCTCGTCCAATGGCTACGTTTCGGGTTAAGGGTAGCAAAGAACTTTCCTGTAAATGTCTTTGAACGCCCACGGTTACGGGTCTGTACATAGCTGAACGCTTCCCAAGACATTTCGGTAATTTCGTCAATACATATTGCATCAATCTGTTTACCTTTCCATTGTTCGCGCATTTTGTCAAGATTGGTATCATCTATATATGTCAAGTCGCAATATGCACCACTTGGGAATGTGATACGTGGGCTATCTGCTGTCTTTACAGAACAGTAGTCGCCGAAGATAGATTTGAATGTATCAACGAAACCTCCACCACTTTTTTGCGACTGCAAAGACCTACGTGTAATAACCGCACGGAAATCTGGGTCTGTCATTAACGGCTCAGCAAGCGCAAGAACAAGGGCAAAAGAGTTGTGAGTAACAATAAAATCATTAGTGATAAACAAACCAGAAGGCTTATCCACAGTAATACATCGCCCCTCTCTTACTCCTAAATACTCTACACTTTTAATTGTTCTGTGAGTGTAAAACTTATTATCTTTTAATCTATCTCTTTTCCTTTTTACTGTAACAAGGTCTTTCATACTATCTCCATATCCGGATATAGTAACTGTATAAAGTGTATTCCCTGTTAAATTCCTTTTATTGCCACACTTATTTGCCGTAGTACACGGTTTGCTATTTATTGATGCCCACATCCCCAATGATCGAACAATAAAAGCAACATCTTCTGCAAGTTGCTTGCTGATTGAATAGTAATACATACTACCATCCGGATCAACATATCCATCTGTGTCAATAAGACCTTGTATAAGTTCTTTCCTATTTTGAATGCTTGCATACTTATACATATCTGGGACAAACTTATTGTGTGCTTTATGGCAAGACAGTCCGAGACTTTTTATTTTATCTATAATATCTTTACCATATATGTTATAATTATAGCATCCCGGCTGCCTCTTTTTATGGCTCATATCAAACCATCTTTTAACAAATCCTTTTTCTATCTCATAATCTCTTGAAGTAAGGCTTACCATATAATTTTTTATGGAAGAATCAGACATACATCCATTACCAAGCAATGCCCCCATCACATAAGATGGGATAGGCAATCTTTGATTACTTCTAAAAATTACAGGCTCTGTAAAAGGAATACTAAATCTCTTTTTTGTGCTATTATATGATACGAACAAGTCCTCCGCAGAAAGTATTCTCCAAGATCTATTTTGGTATCCGTTCCTTTTTACTGTCCACAAATGTCCAGAAGAACAATCGCAATGCGTACCGTCATTAAAAGTTATCCTATAATACGGGTGTTTCTCTATTGGATGCACAATAATAACGGTTTCTGTTTTCCCACTACAAGGATTGGTTATTTTGTCTCCTACCTTTATTTCTGAAACCTTCTTAAATCCATTCGGAGTACACACTAATTCATTTAGCAACAGCGCTTTACCTGTTCCTAATCCCGCACCTCCAAAGTTTACATCCACGCACGATGATGCAAACTGCATTTGGAATCCCTCTTGTGGCTTGATTACGACTTCCCTATGTACTTCTTGCTCTTTCATCAAAAGCAAAAATACCTCTTAATAATAAGGTAATATATACTTAAACTAATATCTATTTATCATAGTGATAAATACAGTGATTTTTTTATAGTTATACCTTTTTATTAAAGCATTACTTTCGCACATAATCATTATAAAACATATAGTGTATGAAGTTTACGAAAGAACAGTTTTCAGAAGCACTGAAAGCAGGAATCACCAACAACGGCAAGAAAAACTTGGCGATGAGTGAGAGAAGTTTCAACGGCAAGGTGGAAAGAATCTACAAGCGGTTGGAGAAAGCGAGTGGTAATGACGAGTTGGAATTGGATGATGCGGTTGCCGATTATCTGGAGGACTTCCAAGAGGATGACAACAACATTAGGAACGACAATTCAAAATTCGTAAAGGAGTGGGAAAAGAATCACCCCGCAAAGGATGATAAGGGAGATAAGGATGATGGCAAGGATAACAAAGGAGACGAAAGCAAACTGGATAAGTTGCTCAAAGAACTCCAAGACTTGAAATCAGAACGTGAGGAAGAGAAAAGAGCCAAAACTATCTCCGAAAAACGCAATCAACTCAAATCAGCCTTAAAAGGGAAAGAAGTCAAGAACGAGGATTGGATTAACGACCAGCTCGAATTGATTCACATTGATTCTGAAACAGATGTTGATGCTCTCACAGAAAGACTGGTCAAGAGCTACAATAAGTTTAATGCTAACACTCCACCCGACATCACTCCGGGCGGCACGGGAGGCGGTAAGGAAAAGACCGATGACTTTGCCGATGTGGCTGCTGTCGTAAAGAAGCAGTCGCACAGAGAAGAAAAATAATAATCATTTAAACCAAAAAGAAAATGTCAGATTTCTATCAGCAAATTCTATTGAACAGTGGCTACCTTCCCGGTAGAGCATTGGTTCAGGCTCGCGGAAGCATTGGTGGTCATCGCTATGTCTTCGTGAAGTTACAGATGAGCGGGAAGGACGCACTTGTATTTCCTACCAGTGGTGGAATTGTTAAAAACCCATTCAAAGGTAATACAAGAGCTTTTGCCGGAACGCTCGCTGAATATATTCCCAGCAATGGTTCTAATGGAAGCGAAATACGTATCCTAAAATCGTATGCGGTTGCAAAAGCTACAACTGAAGCTACAGACACAGTTATTTACCTGATAAGAGACGGATATTCTCTTATCCCATTTGTAGGAGATGCCCTCATGGTAGCACCTTCTACATTGACAGGCAAAGGCACAGCGGTAACAGTTACAGCCGTTGAAAAAGCGACTGACGGATCGGCTGGCGATGTTTGGAAAGTTACATTGAGCGCAACCCTCGGATCATTAACAACTTCATCTGTTCTTGTTGAAGCGAAAGAAGCAGGCTCTGGTAAAGAAGCTATGGTCACTAATCCTAACTCATACCTTCCCTGCGACTTTGATTTTGTTTTTGACCCGGCTACATCCGAAGATGATTTCGATGGTGCAAGATACCTTATCACTCCTGCATTGGCATTAGGAGATGTATTCCTCTACGAAGACCGTATGCAACCTCTTTCGGCTGCATTAAAAGCTTTGAACAAGAGCAAGGTTAAGGGTTGGTTTAACATTTAAAATTGACGAGACTATGCCTAAATTTGATTTTAATAACAGCAGATATGCAAGATTCTTTTCTGACAAGACCAATCAACGTTTCTTGCAATCCTTTGTCAATACAGAAGGTCTGCTATACACTAATTATGGTTGGTACAAGACTCAAGGTGTAAAAGCTGGTGCTCCCACACCTACCGCCCCTAATGGCATTGCTACTTTTTCTGTGAAAGGACGTGACTTGAAAGCCGCTCCTTTGATGGATTTGCGTGCACCTCTTGGTGACAGTAATCAAATGGATAAGGACGGCCTGTACTGGTACACCGCATCCATTCCTGATTTTATCGCTCCCGGTTTCGTTGAAACAGCTATGGAACGTGAAGCAAAAGAACAACAGTTTGAGTTGTTTGGAAACGATACCGATTTGGTAGTCGCTTGGGTACATACATTACAGTCACAGCTTGATAGTGCGGACGCAACCATGAACTTCATGACTGCACAGTTAATGTCTAAAGGTAATATTGACTACCGCAATATCGCACGTGGTATTCAAATTCCGTTGCACAAAGCAGACATTCCGGATGAAAATTTCACCAAAGCAGGAACCAAGGTGTGGACTGACGCTGAATGCAAGATTCTGAGCCAAATGGCGGAAAAAGAGAAAAAATATCGTGAAAAATGGGGATATGAAGGTGCAATGGTATGGCAGGTTACACGCAAGATGTTTTACGAAGTAATGCTGCAAAATGCCGAAGTTAAGGAATTGATTGAAAGTTTCAAGAAAAATCCTTTAGCTTACATCGCAACAACCGCTACTGCGCCTACTACACGTGAGTTGTTCTTAGCAGCTTTCCGTGATTATCCCGGTGTATCTCCAATTGAAATTGTAGAAGAGCGTGAGCGTAATCTTACCAATACTGGAGACACATTCGTGCAAGGTTGGGATGATAAGATTGCAGTTCTCCGTCCTGCCGGATATGCTTGTGAGTTTGAATACACCAATAACTTAGACAAACAGATGTTTGACAAGTATGGTTCAAGCGTAATAACTAAAATTTTTGCTCAGGCTAATGATGGTCTTTGCACGATTGTGAATACAACGACAAACAACGGGCTGTATAAGGAATGGCATACGGATGTGATGATGTCAGCTTGTCCTGCACTGAAAACATTCCGCAATCACGTCATTGTAGACACAAGTCAGGCAGACGATTAATGTACAACACATTGCAGCAGTAGCAGTTATGGAAAAATCATTTGACCCGATAGCATACCTCAATGGGCTTACGAGATTTGTCTTTGAAGATGATGCGCTTGAAAATATCGCATACGAAAACGGTTTGATGTTTATTTCAGACCGTTCCGAAATAGATGAATGCACTAAAGACCATTGCCTTATCGCACTGTACGAGCTTGTCATTAACGGTCCGTGGTCTGTGGCTTCATCATCACTCCAACATGGCAGTTACAGACAGGACATAGGTAGTGAGACGGTAACGGCTGCCATAATCCAAAACTTAAAAGACCGTCTGAAAGCACTGTACAAAAAGTATGGTGAAGAAGAAGCGTTGGAAAACATGGATTTTGGTAGTATGAGTTGGGTCAATGAAAATTCATTAGATGTATAGCTTATGCGTCTCAAAAGAAAAGCAATAGCAGAATACCCGTTTCATGGCACATTCTACACCGTGATAACGAATAAGCCGGAGGACGGAGACCTTCTCGGTAACGGAGGATTGCTTGACGGTGATTTGCTAGGCGGTGAAGATACGGATGATTCTCTCAATGCGGGAACTTTGGAAGAAACCATCCTTCTTGAAACCGAATGCGATATACAGCAAGCTTCCAAGATGTTCAATGGCGGCACTATCATGGCAGACTATGACGTGTTTTTCCCATTAAAAAAAGGTAGCGTTTCACCTGTAAAAATTGGCGACATGTTTCGATGTCCGAAGGAAAGTTACGGAATAGGCATTAACGGTCGTGTCACCGGAATGGAAATTAGCCAGCTTGGCGGCGTGAAAGTTAACATCAAAATGAGTGAAGTAGGTTAAGTTATGGCAAAGACCAAGCAAAGTGCAATCACCCGTATCGTTGATTTACTCGCAAACGAGGGACAGAAGATAGTGGATAAGGAACTGTCTAAAGTTTCCTATACCTACCGAAGCCTCAATTTGAGAGATAGTTACGGTTGGGGAGTATATGTTGACGGAAAGCTTGTCAGAAAGGGATATACCGCCAGCTCTCCCGGAATAAAGAAAAAATGGTACGGTGAGGAAATCACCGGTTACGAAGCGGTGGCTGAATATTTGGAACACAAATACCAACCACATCCGGGAATCGACTTGGCAGTTGTAGCCGCCATGCCTTACGGAGAAATACTACAAAATGCAGAAGGTAACGTGAAGAAGAAATATGAAGTGATAGCAGTGGCACGCAATGAAGTTAAGGCATTATCACGGAAATTCAAAAACGCAAAGTTCGGCATTATCAGTCATGGTAAACAGGATAATATATGAATGATTTGTATAAAACCGGCAGTATGATAGAGAATTTTCTATCCATGCTACTTACAAAAGCGAAAATTTCATCAATAATCTCTTTTGATGAAACACCGCTGACGATAAGCAGCGACAGCACGGACATGATTGTTGTAGATGTTCTTAGCGTGAATGATTACGGAGGAGAGGCGAAATGTTCCACCAACATATTCCTCTATGCGAAGTCCACGGACAGTTTGGGATCAAAGCCTGTAAAAAAACTGTTCGATATGGAAAAAACACTATTCTCGGCAATTGATCAATCCAACGACAAGCATTTCGTCATAACAAGCCGTGAACTAATAGGAAAAGAAAGTAAAAATTCCGGAAACTTCTATTGCAATGTGTACAATATCGGGATAACAATAAGGTAAACAGATTATTAACAGGATAACACTTTTAAATTATGGCAGTAAACAATACTGGCGCAACAGCCAAAAAATTTATCAAACCTTCTTACATCGTGGCAACTCTGTTCACTGGTGCTGAAGAAAACGACGTGCCAAAGGGTGATTCTTACATTCTTGAAGATGTAGTTGAAGACACCACTTCAATCGCTCAAGACGATAACGATGTAAACGACATCGAGTGTGAAACTTCCGACAGTCCTATTCTTTCCATCGTGAAACTCGGTAAATACCAATTTACAGCTGAAGTCGCAGATACACAAAAAGATCTGCTAATCGCTCTCATGGGATTTACGGCTGGGACTACTGTCTCTACCAAATACTTTGCTCCTGCTCAATACAAGAAATTGTATGCAAAGATTGACGTAGTGTTTGAGGAAGGGGAAACGATGACAGCATTTGTGGTTCCAAAATTACAACTTAATTCCAAGCTAATGCTTGAATCATTAAACTCCAATATTGGACGTATCAGTCTTGCAGGAACAGCGTATGATGCAAATGTCGCCGATGGAGCAAAGACTATCAGAACTCCGTTTTATGTGGATTCCGCTTATACCCTACCATCGGCAGGATAACCCATAATAGATAAGAAGATTGTTTTACAGGGCGGTAGGCTGGATATGCCGCCGCCCTTCATGCTTATAATCATGGCAGTATATAGAGCAAAGAAAAAAGATACACAACCAAAGAAAGACGCTGTAACAGCTCATACTCCTGTATCCAATGAATCAATGGAACGTTTGGCAAGGATAATGAATGACAGCCCAAGCATTATGAAACTCCACGGTACGGAATGGTGTATCACAGGATTAAAGCCCGGTGTCCAATGGCTCATTGCGGAACAAGCGTGCCGGATTGTCAAAGGAGAGAAACTGAGCATGGGAGATGTTATCAAGGAGTTTGCAGTAAATCTACCAGCAGTGGCACATGTAATAACGCTTGCACTTCTCAATGACAAGGACAGGATATTCTCTGATTATGAGAAAAAAGAACTATCAGATGACTATCACAAGGTCTTTGACCTTTTGATGTGGAGAGATTACGACATAAAGGACTGGGCATTATTGCTCGGTGAAATCCTTAACCTCATAAGCACGGATTTTTTTTTCGAGAGTATCAATGTGATTCAGACCGTGAGGGAGATGACACTGGCGAGGAAGATGAAGAAAACGGAACAAAGCTGATAATATCTCGTACCGAATGGGGGCAGATGATTGATTTTCTGCGCTCCAACACTTGGTGCTCTCGTGAAGAATATTTATGGGGAATGACGGTTGGGCAGGTCCGGTTAAGCTCGTTTGATTTTTCCCATGTAGAATACGGAAACAAGGACAAGAAAAAGAAGAAGATCAGCAAGATAGGTTCGGTTGACGATTTGAAGAATTTGAATGATTTGGGATTACCAATAATCAATAAAGGATAACGATATGGCAAATAACGAAGCAGGGGCATTCCTCAACATAACACCCGATGTATTAAAGAAGTTGGATAGTTTCGATGAGAAGCTGGAGAAGATAGAGAAACATGCACATACGGCTGCGGATGCGTTGAAAAACGGGTTTGGCAGTGTGGTAGTAGATACTTCCAAATTGGAGAGCGCAATCGCTTCGTTAGCCAGCAAGATAAGTTCGATTGGGTCTAAAGGGAATCCGTTTGAGGGAGTAAGTAAAGGAGCTGGAGATACCGAAAAGAAAACCACATCCATGAACGAAAGCCTTTCACGTGCAGCAGATTTACTGAATCGGATAGGTGATAAAAAAATAGGGCAAGGTTCGTTTAGCGGATGGAATATAGCCGGACTGAAAGAAAGTATTTCTGACTTGAAAAAGTTTGTTGAGAATACACAGACTATTTCAAAACAACAGCAACAGACGGCCGTTAATGCCATGCGTTACATGAAAATGGAGCTTGACTACCAACGCCAAACTGACGAACAGAGAGTACAATCGGCAGAGAAAACCGCACAACGAAAAGAAGCAGCCGATAGGCGTGCGGCAAAAGCAGCAGAACAATTAGCGAGACAGCAAGAAATAGCTCAACGTACTACGCCGCAAGGTGCATTGGACTATTCAAGAAACGCCAAATATTTGCGTGACCAAGTAACAGCCATAAACTACTTGAAGCAGGCTCGTTTGTCTTTAAACACTACAGATGCCAACTACAGGCAGACACTTGAACAGATAAACCAAGCCATCGCCAAGCACAACCAAGCCTTGCAGCAAGCAGGAGTACAATCGCAGCAACTGGCCACACGCCACCGGAACCTAATGGATACGGCTGGGCAATTAAGCCGTCAGCTTGCCTTGGTGTTCTCCGTATCACAGATTGAAGGGTATATCAGTAAGTTGGCAAATGTACGTGGAGAATTTGAATTACAGCAGCGTTCCTTGGAAGCCATTTTACAGAATAAAGCGCAAGCAGACCAGATATTCAACAAGACCGTCCAACTTGCTGTAAAATCGCCATTCCAAATTAAGGAACTGGTTACATTCACAAAACAGCTTGCAGCATACCGTATTGAATCGGATAAGTTATATGACACGACAAAACGACTTGCCGATGTATCCGCTGGTTTAGGTGTTGATATGGGCAGACTTATTCTTGCTTATGGGCAGGTCAAAGCGGCAGCGTATTTGCGTGGTACGGAAGTTCGTCAGTTTACGGAAGCAGGTATCAATTTGTATGGAGAATTGCAACGCTACTTTGAAGAAGTTAAAGGCGAAGCATATACCACTGCCCAAATTGTGGATATGATTTCAAAACGAAAAGTAACCTTTGAAGATATTGAGAACATCTTCAAACGGTTAACTGACAGCGGAGGATTGTTCTACAATATGCAGGAAATTCAAGCCGAAACTTTGCAGGGTAAAATTTCCAACTTGAAAGACAGTATTGATGTGATGCTTAACTCTATCGGTAAGGCTAACGAAGATACACTGAAAGGTTCTATTGATTCTATTAAGGTATTGATTGATAATTGGGAAACAGTTGTCGAAGTGGCAAAAGCGTTTGGCATTGTAGTTGGTTCAATGGTTTTACTCCCTAAGATAAAAGCCGCTGCAAATGGAGTTAGCTTGCTTTCCTTTGCTTTTACAAAAGCAGAAACCGCATTACGTTCTTTGGGATTAGCGTTCAAAACATCATTTCCGTTAATAGCACTTGGAGCAGCTTTACAACTTGTTAATGAGTTGTGGAATGTGCATTCTCAATACAACAAAATGTTACGAGAAAGTAGCAATAAATATTATACAGCTCAGTTAAGAATAGGAGAAATAGACGAAATAGCTAAAAATGATACAAGAAAAGCGTTATCATCCCTTGTAAAAGAGATGAATAATGAAGGATTTGAAATAGAGATAAAGCCTAATATATCAGAAAAAGAAGCAAAAGAACAGTTTGAAGAGTATAAAAAACAATATACAGAATTCTTGGAAGATATTAGGAAGATTGAAGCCAACTATGCAGAAAACAGAAAGAAAGGATGGCTGATAGGTAATGATGATATTGAAACAGATTTAGACGAATACGAAAACGCTTTCTATGACTTTATAGCGAAGGGTAACAAAATACAAGCTGAATTATTAAGGATTTCAGAAGAATCAACCTCCTTAGGCAAAGGAGCAAAAGAATACATACAAGAACTAGTAAAAGGAAAGAAAGAAGGAGAGAATTTAATTGACTACTACAAAAGACTTGCAGACTACTTGGAGAAGTTACAGAATGGTGTTCTTTTTGCAGGTAAGAAAAGTTCTATCGCCAGCTCATTTCTTGGAACAAAGAAAGATTTGGAGAAAGATAAAGAAGAAGCAACTAAAGAAATACGTGAAATCTTTGATTCCGTAAATGATGAGGTAATAAAAGGTAATAAAACAAGAGAACAATTTAAGATTTTAATAGATAAAGGAGATTTTTCCAAACAATGGTCTGATATAAAGAAGCAACTTGCATACGATATATATAACTTGGGAGATATAAAAGTTCCTCTTAGACCAGGAATAAATCAAGAAGATCCTCAATCAAACCCCAAACATGAACGTGACATATTAGCAGAACGCATTTCTCTTATCAAAGAACTTAACAAGGAATACGAGAAGCTGAATAAGGTAATGGGCAGCGATAAGGCAGCTAAGACAGTCATGGAACGCTACGCATCCCAATTGAAAGATGTTCAGATGCCTAAAAATATCATAGGGGAAGCATTCTTGCCTAATAAGGAAAATACGGCAAAGGCTTTGCAGGAACTTGCAAAGATTATTACTGACTTTAGGAAGAAGATAGGAGCACAAAAAGATGCTAATGTCTTGTTTGACGAAAAGGATGCAGATGATTTTAAAAAGCAGCTAGACAAAACTAAAGATAACATTGAATCCATGTTCAACGGATTGGATTTGTATAACAAAATGAAGAAAGAAGGCTTTTCTGATGAGATGATTAAATCATTATTTGGTGACTTAACTACTACAGTACCGTTGAATCCCCAGACTGCTTTCGGCCAGTGCGGGTGCATATCCATTGTTTCGGAGCCATAGCACCAACAAC